TGGAATTACAGTGGATGATGGTTTACTGCACCATCCAAAACATTATCGCTTTGACTTTAAGTATTTAACTACTCGCCATTCGGACAGACCTTTCTCCGCATCTTTATTCATTGATTTGGTATATCCGAGAAAGTCGGGCATGAGTTCTGTAGCTCTATCGGCAATCCTGTCAATATTGTCGAGAAAACCTTCGATATCCAGTCCAAGTCTGTATTTATCGATTTCCATGCAATAGTCCACGAATTCCTCAAAAAGAGGGTGATGTTTACAATTTTCTATGATGCTTAATTCGCGCAAAGCAACCATAGTAGCACTCCATTCATCTGGGTCATAATATCTTTCCTGCATACACAACCTTCCTAAAGCCCTGGTAGTTGCATATACACCTACGCATACGCCATCAACGCGATAGTTCATAGAATGCCAGCGTCTTAAATATACGCAGTCCTGTTTACTCACATACTGTTTAGAGGCATTCATCTCCAAACCATGTTTTGTATATGAACGTATTACATCATCCACTGTAATTCCAGGATACGTTAATACACCATCGTCTCCGAGACACTGTGAATAAGGGTTCAATTCTTTGCCCTGAGATTGAGCAGCTTCGAATTGTAGAGCAGTATGAGCTAAAGTTTCATCAAAGTTAGTTCCACCTGAACCACTTGCCATACCATGTTTTCCCGTAATTAAAAGTTCATATTGAACGGCTAGAGGTATATCATATTTAATCGGGAAAATTTTGTCCAACCAATCATGGCTTTCGGAGTTATTCTGCAATATAAAGCGCAATATGGCCTTAGCGCAATTTTGCATAGCCTCATTAAAATGTTGGTCGAACTTAGAAAAATCCGTGCATATCACATCATCATCGACACCTTTCGTATCAAACATTTTGGTTATATGTTTGTCGACATTATCCATGCTTACCCACGCAGGGACTAAATTGAAACGCTGAAACACTTCAATTGATGGTTGATACACTTGTAACTCTTTGATGTTAATTGCAAATGGAAACATCCAAACCACTCGCTGTTTAACATCATCGACATCAGGGCCACCTTCCTGTCCACGCCAACCTAGAACAGCACAATATAACCATTCATCATCACCATCAAGGATCATTACATCCTGAGAGACTCTAATGGGTAGAGTTTTGTTCACCACGAGTTTTCTCTTCGTGAAGTATGGAGACCCACTATTGGTTGACTTTTTCATTAGGTCTACGGTCTTTTGTTCAGAGCGCAATCTGATGCCTTTTGCTAATTTAAACTTATTTACTGCTGCGAGTATAGCTTCCTCACTAACAGGTTCCGCTGGGAGGAGAATCCCTTCGTAATAGGCATTAATGTCATTCATTCTTTCAGACAGTGGTTTCATGACACTAAGCGGCCCGACCTTAGCTTCTAGGTCTTTTTCGAAATCATACAACGAAGGCCACCGGTTCTTGAGTTTTTCAAGATGCGGTGTCCATCTTTTCATGATTTCATCCAATCGTTTTAACTTCTCTTCATTGGATAAGTTATCCTCACCTTTGTTGATCAGTGGTGTACTGACGATTGCATTGTCACCCTCTCGAACATGAAGAAAGTACGCCTGCAATCCTGGATTAGGCAATTTAAAATAATTGTCCAAATTGGTCTTGTTCTTTTTCATTAACAATGTTCTCCTTTCATCAATAATAGTTTTATAATGTGAAGA